GCAACTCCACGGACAAGCCGACCGTCAGCGAGGCGAAGGAGCGCGTCGACGCGCTCGATGAGACGCTCGCCGGCATGGTCCGGTCCGGGTACCAGAGCCAGGCTAACGCCGCGTTCGCCAAGCTGGACAAGAAGACCGAGGAGGGCGGGAAGGAACGGCCGGAGGCGTGCAAGCCGCTCGCTAAGGACGACTACACCGCGCTGCAGATGGCCACGGCGATCAATGGTTTGGGCTGGACGGGCAAGGACGGCCAGTTCGACAAGCTGAAGATGGCGGACGGTCTCGGCAGCTAGCGTCTGCCTCGACGTGAAGCGGCCCCGCTCGTTTCCGGGCGGGGCCTTCGTCATGCGGTGGGGCGCTCGGGAGCGGCAGGCTGCTCGGCTGGGTCGACGGCCTTGCCGCAGCGCACGCAGATGCCGTCGTAGTGCGGGTGCTGGTACGGGAAGGGGTAGATCCGTCCGAGTGTGTCCGCGCATGCTTCGGGGTCGGTGAGGACAACGGGCTCCCACTCGCTCATGTGGTCGGCGCCTCACCCGGACGCACCGGGCCCACGCTGGGGTCGATCAGGTCGATGACGTCCCCCGCCGACACGATGGCACCATCCTCCAGCGGGACGCCGACCTCCCTGGCGTAGGCGCGTTGCTGCTCGGCCAGCTCGTGCGCGAACGCGTTGAGCATCTCCTCGATCTCCCAGCGGTTGAAGCCCTGTAGGAGCAGCCTTGCGGTGATTCTCTTACGTTCGGGCGGGAGGTTCTCCAGCGGTGTGATTCCGGGCGTACTCATGCGTTCTTCTCCTCGCTGCCCACCGGGCGCTCTGGCAGGTCGGCGTCCTCGCGCCCGAGGTACCAGCGGATGAACTCTCGGACGACGCGGGTACGTTCGCGGTCGCCGACGGCCTGGCCGAAGGGCTTCCACTCGTCGTCTGGGATGCGGAGTTGGCGGAGCGGGGTGTGGCCTTCGGTCCTCTGCTTGGGCATGCCCCAACTCTAGTTGTGTATATGCATCAGGTCCACCAAAAGGCTTGACGTGTATATACACGATCCCTTAGTCTCTGTATATACACACCGAGCAAGGGGGCCACCGATGAGGCACACGGCGAACGAGACCAGCACCTCCACCCTCACCCGCCTCATCAAGGCCCTCGACAAGCGGCACCCGGTCACCATCACCTACACCAAGGCCGACGGGTCGGAAACGATCCGCACCGTCGAGCTGTACGACATCGTCGTCAGCGCCGCCGGCGACATCCTCCTGAAGGGCATGGACCGCGACAGCCAGGAAGCACGCTCCTTCCGGCTGGACCGCCTCGTCTCCTACACCACCCACCGCACCGCCTACACCGTCGACCGGCCGGCCGCCGACGAGCCGAAGGCGCGCCCCACCCACGGCCTTGCCACGGTCACCGTGCTCTACCCCGTCGACTGCCCCATCACCACCCGCGTCCAGCTGCTGGCCGACGCGCTCGCCGCCTAGGAGCCCGCCATGACCACGTACACCCCCGCCATCGGCGACCGCATCCTCGTCCGCCGCACCCCCGGCAACCACGCCCGGACCGGCGTCATGACTGGCCTCGTCCTCGACGTCCTCACCATCGGCGGCGTCGACGGGATCCTGCACTTCAAGTGCGACCAGGGCGGCCGCGTCTACCTCGCCACCAACGAGCAGATGGCCGCGATCGGAAAGACGCAGACGATCGAGCGCGCCCCTGACTGACCTCGCGCACGCCGAAGGCCCGCTCTCGCCACCGGGAGCGGGCCCTCTGCTGTGCACCACCGTCCACCAGTTGCACACCCTCGTTACCATCAGATCATGGTTACCGGTAACAATCCACCAGTACCGGCCGAGCCCGAGCCTCAGCAGCCCGCCGGCCACACCACCGGCGACAGCCAATTCAGGGCCCGCGACGGGCAAAACCGGTTTGTCCGCACCCCCGCAAACGCCGCACGTGACGCCCGCGCAGCCGAACTCCGCGCCGAGGGCTGGACCCTCGCCGCGATCGCCGACGAGCTCGGCTACTACGACAAAAGCGTCGCCCGCAAAGCCATCCGCGGTGTCCTCCGCGAAATCGTCCGCGGGCCCGCCGAGAAGCTCCTCCAACTGCACATGGACCGGCTGGAGAACCTGTACGACGCGGCCCTCGACGTGCTGGAGACAGACCATGTCGTCGTCTCCCACGGCAAGGTCGTCACTGGCGCGGACGGGCAGCCGCTGAAGGACAGTGCGCCGAAGCTCGCCGCGATCCGCGAAGCACGGCAGACCCTCGACGCGTTCTGGAACCTGACCGGGATGAAGCAGCCCGCGAAGGTCGCACTGTCCGGGGGCGTCCGGTACGAGGTTGTCGGGGTCGACCCCGCGGACCTCACGTGAGCTGCCCGTGACTGAGACGGTCGTGCGGTACGAGCCAAGGGGCGGCGCGAAGGAACTTTTGACCGGCCGCGATCAGGAAGCCTGCATCGCGGGCCCCGCAGGCACCGGCAAGAGCCTGGCCATGCTTCAGAAAGCCCACTACACGAGCCTCATGGTTCCCGGCTGCCGATCGCTGATCGTCCGCCAGACACACGCATCGCTGACCGGGTCGACGCTCGTAACGTTCGAGCAGCAGGTCATCCGTGACGCCCTCGCCCATGGCGTGGTCAGTTGGTTCGGGGGCTCTGCCCGCAAGCCAGCCGCCTACCAGTACGCCAACGGATCAGAGATCGTGGTCGGCGGCCTTGACCGTCCTGAGAAGTTCCTGTCGACGGAGTTCTCACGGATCTACGTCGACGAGGCCACGCAGGTCACCCTCACCGCGCTGGAGACGCTGATCACCCGCCTTCGCGGGAACGCCGACACCTACCGTCAGATCGTCTTGGCCTGCAACCCGGACGCCCCCCAGCACTGGATCAAGAAGCGGTGCGATGCGGGCATCATGCGCATGATCCACTCGCGGCACTCCGACAACCCGCTGCTTGTCAACGCCGATGGCACGCTCACTGAGCGCGGCGTGGACTACATGAAGAAGCTCGACGCCCTGACGGGAGTCCGACGTCTGCGCTACCGCGACGGGAAGTGGGCGGCGGCCGAGGGCCAGATCTACGAGGCGTGGGACGACGCGATCCACATGGTCGACTCGGTCAAGCCGACTGCCGCGTGGACCCGTTGGGGCACGGTCGACTTCGGGTTCACGAACCCCTTTGTGTACCAGGACTGGTGGGAGGACCCCGACGGGCGCCTGTACCTGGCGCACGAGATCTACTACACGCGCCGCCTCGTCGAGGATCACGCGAAGAACATCAAAGACCTGCTGTTCTATCCGTCCGGGCAGCCCCGCGGGCAGCTCCCGCGTGCGATCTACGCGGACCACGACGCGGAGGACCGGGCCACCCTGGAGCGGCATTTGGGCCTGTCGACGAAGCCCGCGCACAAGAGCGTGTCGGATGGGATTCAGGCGGTGCAGGCGCGCCTCCGGGTGCAGGAGGACGGGAAGCCCCGTCTGTTCATCGCGCGCGGTGCGCTGGTGGAGCGGGACCCGGAGTTGGAGTCCGCGTCTTTGCCGGCCTGCGGCGCGGAGGAGATCGCGGGCTACGTGTGGGCGGTGAAGCCGGGCAACAGCGGCGGACTGAAGGAGGCCCCGGTGAAAGAAAACGATCACTCGATGGATGCGCTCCGGTATATGGCGGCGGCGCGGGATTTGACGGGCCGGACCCGGGTGAGGTGGCTGTGATGAGGAACCTTCGAGTGAACCCTAAGAAGCTGCAAGATTTGCGGCCTGCAAGCATGTTGACAGGAGGATTTACACTCATCACAGCAGGATGCTGGAGTATCTTCGGCACAGGGGTTGGTCTCATCACCGGAGGAGTCCTCACCTGCGTCCTGCAATGGGTGCTCGACAGCGACTAACCGCGAAGGGGGTGGCCGGTGGGCAAGACCCTCTTCGGCTCCCTCGCCAACGCTTTGCGCGCCCGCCCCACCAACACCCCCGTCCCCTTCGCCTCCCGCTACCAGTCCTACGGACACGGCCTCTTCGGCTCCAACCGCGGAACCACCGCCGAGCTCAACAGCATGGGCTCCGTCTCCACCCTCTTCGCCATCGTCAACAGGACTGCGAAGGCCGAGGCCGGCGTCGAGTGGAAGCTCTACCGCAACGCCAAGTCGGGGAAGAAAGAAGACCGCGTCGAGGTCACCTCGCACGCGGCGCTCGACCTGTGGAACAAGCCGAATGCGTTCTACACGCAGTCGGAGTTCGTTGAGGCCGGAGCGCAGCACAAGCAGCTGACAGGCGAAACGTGGTGGGTCATCGCCCACAACGAGAACGTGAGCCTGCCGCTGGAGCTGTGGCCGGTGCGCCCGGACCGTATGCGGCCG